TTCGTCCTGCTGCTGCAACGCATAGTTCAACACAGCAACGTCGTTACTGACTGCTGTCAGGTCAATAGGATCGCTGTCTACAACCTGCAGAGCTGACTGCTGCCAGAAGTTGTAGTAGGAACCAGCTTCACTCAGGATGACGTTCTCACCGCTTACAAAGCCAAGACGGTTTTTGAAGAACACAATGTCGTTGATGGTGTTACCAACAAACGAAGGTCCTGGCATTTCATCTTCATCACCAGCCAATCGGTTAACCCAACCAGGAATAGCAATTGTGGTTGAGCCATCCGTGTAGTTTGTACCGCTAAACGGTTGGAAAGTGAACCGAGTTAGACCGTTGTCGTTTCTGTACTGAACAAAGGCATGAGGCATTGAAGCGTCCTCATACTGCCCACGAGTTCCCCAGCCAGCAGACTCTTGCCACACACCACGAGCAAAGTCACCGTTAGTTGTGGTGTTCTCTGCGTTGAACTGGAGATAATACGAGCTCTGTTCTGCAGCGCCATCAGGAGCCACAAGCACCGTATAACCCTCCCAAGAGAACGAAGGAAGCTCAGTGATGTTAGTGATTTGGTTTGAGAAACCAGCCATCAGGGTGTTACCCCGAGCGTCAGCTGCGATGATGCTTTGGATGAACCGGTTTGCGTTGGCGCAAGTAATCAGAATCTGAGAGTCTTGAACTTCAAAGTTCAGCTCGTTATGGATATCAACTTGATCTAGTCCGTGACCAATTGTGAGGGTGGTAGATCCGTTGGCAGTGGCATTAACAGCTGTGCCTGCCTCATTAACAAGAGTAAAGGTATTGGCGTCAGTATCAACAGTTCCAATAAAAGTAAGAGCAGGAATACCAGTGCCCGTGATCCTTTCACCACCGTGTACCTGAACGATATCGGCGTCAGTAACACTTGTAATAGTGCTGCTACCGATGGTAGTTGTACCAGTTACTGTACCAGTGTTGCTAACAATGCGAGCTGCGATATCAGCAGAGCTCACGACGTTTGCATCACCACCAGCATCAGTTAGAGAAGGAGTCAGGTAGTGACCACTGATCTCATCGCCGTTATCTAGCGTGATGTGAACTGAGTACTCCGTGTCGTAGTCAACCAGCTTGACCCACACCTGAGCACGAGTTGGTCGATACGCACTGCTGATCTCACTGATGTTGTAGCGAGTCAGTGTTTCTGCTGCGTCGTAAGAGATTTCTTTCTGGATGTTCGTAACAAATACGTAGTCCTGAAACGACGTAGCCCTAAACCGATCACGAGCCCTACCAGATCCACGTAGGTACTCAAGATTGGCGGAGGTAATATTTGTAAAAGTCTGCTCATTCGGAACCACAGAAGGCAAGATGCCTGTGATTGGTTGAACGTTAGATACACCAGTAACAAACGTCAGGCTCGAATCAATCGTCAGAGTGGTTCCAGTGTTTGTTGCTGTGGCGTTCGCACTAAGAGTAATGCGATCGTTATCTACGTCGATATCGAGAATCGTAGTATCTGCAGGGATACCAGTCCCGCTAATGCCAGCACCTACGAACACATCAGTCATTGAACTGACGCTGGTGATAACAGCAGATCCGCTAGTCGTGTTACCTGTACGAGAGATGGTACGACTGTCGTCTACAACAAACAGGATGAAACGTTCAGTGCTACTGCGGTTGTAAACAAACGCCCAAGCCTCATCCCACTTGATCGGAGCAGTCAACGTTTGACCACCAGCGTTCTGAGTAAGCGTGTCGATACGCTTTACAGGCACAGAGCCTAGACGCTTCTTAAGACCTTCAACGAGATCGCAGTTACCGTTTTCAAGTACCTTGGCAAAACCAGGCAGCACAAAGCTATCGGCTTGCTGGTTTACGCCTTTGTTAAGTGGACCAATGATTTGGCTATAAAGTTCTCGTGACATCAGCGGCTCAGGATATCGGGACCAAAGTTAGTAACAACACGGCCACCGTACATATCATCTGGACCGCTGATGAAGTTGTAGTTCTGTGCCATATCCTCAGTACGCTTCAACGTTTGCAAAGCGTTCTGCTCATCCTCAGCTGTATAGCTCTCAATGCTGGCAGAAGTTACAGCACGGTTAGCAAAGATACGACCAGCACGGATGGTGATATAACGCTTACCAGTTTCAGGGATGCTATCCCAATCGAGCTCTTCAACAATCTCCGCAACAATGTTGCTGCTGTTACCAGTCAGAGCAACACCTAGGCTGCTTCTAAGATCGTATGTATTTTTAACCCGATCAAAAAGCCGCAAACCACGAAGAACGAAACGCTGGCTAGGGTACGAGATAGGGTTGAACCGAACGGCCAGGGTGTTACTGGGAAGTTGGGACTGACCTGTAGAAGCGTCCAGAGGTATGGAGTCATAAAGCATCGTGTTCCAAGACCAACCTGCACCCTGAACCTCTCGGCTCACCTCGTCAAGAACTTGATCTGCCAGGCTTGCGTCACCTGTCAGGGGTGGGTTGAGGCTGTTGACAGGAGCTTCGCCAATAATGGCAAGAAGCGTGTTAACTGCGTTGAGTTTACTGGTTGCCATTATCGCAATAAAAAGGGGGAAACATTTCTGCTTCCCCCATTGTATTGGTAATTAACTAGAACCTATTTATCAATAGGGGTTGCCGTCGTGCAGCAGGCTCACCGAGCACTCAGGACGCAGGATACTGAAGCAGAGGCCGAAGCAGTTGGCGATAGAGGAGGTGTTACCCTGCTCATCCTGGAAGTAGTCGTTGGTGCCAGCAGCAACACGACCGTCGGAACCGTCACGACCATTGGTGTAGTTCGGACGCTCACCACGGGTGGTAGCAGACTGGTTGTTCAGACCAACGTAGGACTGACCAGAGGTATAGCTGTTGATACCCAGGTGGTTGCTGGTGATCAGGCGGAAGCCAGCCACAGAAGCAACACGGTTCTGAGCGAAGGTGCCGTTAGCACCAGTGCCACCGTTGAAGTCGGTGTTGATGGCACGATCGCTAGCCAGAACGTCGTAGTAAGCACCAGGGCTCAGGACACAGACGCGACCCTCTTTGGGAGCATCTTTCTCGTCCAGGGATTGGCAAGCTTGGAACAGGTTCTCAACGATCAGGTCGCCACGAGCGTTGCGGTCAGCCGCAGCGTTCAGGTCAATACCGGTGATCGAGGTACCACCAGGCAGGCTGTTCAGGGTGAACAGGCGCTCGCCAACGGTGAAGGTTGCGTTAGAACCAGTACCGATGGAACCCAGAGGGTTAACACCGAAGGTTGCAGCACCGTTGGTAGGAGCGGTGGTGATCACGGCATAAGCACCGGAATCTTCACCGTAAACAACTTCACCCACAGCCCAAGAGCCGAGCTCAGCGGTGGCGAAGTTAGCGCTCAGAGTGACAACGTTAGAGGCGGCGGAGACGAAAGTACCACCTGCGGTTTGGAAGTTACGGGACTCCCAATCCTTCACACGACCATCAGACTCGGAAGCTGCAAGCAGAGTACGAGCGATGCGCTGGTCATAAGCCCGGCTGAGAGCGCGACCCAGCTCGGTGGAGTAGATGCTACGAACATCCCAGTGAAGCTTGGCTTCATCGAGATCGAGGATAGAGGCGTCGGCAATCAGCAGGTCATCGATGGTGATGATCTTTTCGCCGATCATGCCTTTGTTACCCTGACCGGTGATCCAGTCACCAGGACGGTGGTAACGGCTAGAGAAGCGACCCGTGATCGGGAAGCTTGCGCTCTTACCAGAAGAGATCGAGCGCTTCATGGTGAGGTCCTTGAACACCGATTCGCGAGCGAAGGTGGTCAGAACTTCTCCAGAGAACAGTTTCAGGAAGTTGGCGTTTTCACGCTCATAGTTACCGGCGGCAGACCCAGCGTTGAACTGAACGCTGTTTACGCTACCCAACCGGCTAAGAGATGCAAAGTCAGGCATTTCTAAGTTTTAGTTGGTTGTTAGTCGCGTTCGCCTCGACTGTTGTTATCGCCTCAGCGGCAACAATGACACGTTCGCTATGTAAATATTAACCTGTTGGGCCAAGAACGTCGCTACGATACAACTTTTCTTGTACGTCTTGCGTATAAGCTGTGTCGTTCAGATAGCGAGGATCGTTCATAGCAGCCATCACTTCCTGGGTAGAGCGGAACACATCAGCACTGTTACCAGAAAGCTTGCCACCAATCAAAGCAGGCTCACTACCCACGTTGTCTTGGTACGCATATTGCAGTGATTGCAAGGCGTTACGAGCTCGGTAGTAGTCACCGCTGTTTACTTCGCGGTTGTACGCATCGAGTTCAGCTTGGTCAAGATTTGTGCGAGCCCACTCTTGAACGGCTGAGAAAGCTTCCGCTCCACCAATACTTTCCATAATGGTGGCTTCTTCCTCTTGAGAAAGGACAGCAGCTTCGAGCTCCTGATCCTCTTCAGCAACCTCTTCCTGAGGCTGTTCCTCTGCCGTCTCATAACCAGAACGACCTCCAAGTTTCTTTTCAAGTTCTTGGTAAGCCTGCAGAAGATCGTCGGCAGATTTGAACTTGCCACCGATTAGTTCTCCTTGCTGTTCCTGCTGCTCACCCTCTTGAAGGGTTTGCATATCCTGCTCGCTGTATGGCCCCGTCTGTTCAGGAGCCAACACACCATTAGCAACGACTTCCATGATCAACCAATACGAACGGTCAGATCAGGATAGATCCAAACAGGCCGACGGTTCTTCGCAGCCTGAACATACTGCTCATAAATCTGAGGCTTCTCTTTGCGGAGACGCTCAATGAGAATGTCCATCTTGGACTTGGGCTCTTCCTTCTTAGGAGCCGGAGCTTCTACTGCCTTAGGCTCCTCCTCCTTGGCCACCGGTTGTGGCTTCTTGCTCGGTCCGGATTGAGTCATTTTCAGCTTTAACTAGTGCGGCTTGTTTTGCAGGATCGTTGTTTGGATCTTGCATAGCCATTTGTTGCTGCATCATCATAGCTTGTTGTTGTTCTTCTGCCATAAGTTCTTCTTCGCTCTTGATGAGTTTGTACGTATCAAGACCGTCAGAAGCAGCAAGACGAGTAATGAGCTCTCGGCTATTAACAAACCGTGCCATAGCCTCCGGTCCCAATGTTCCGGCCAAGGTCTGTAGAAACTCGATGAGCTTGGCTTTGTCGTTACCACGACCGAGTGCATCAAGACCGGTGGTGATTTGAGGTTTGACAACATCTTTAGGAAGGCGAGGCAAACGACCCTGCCGTTCCATCATGGCCATCTTGCGGTTAACTAGCGGCAGCTGGAGCTCAATAGAAAGGATGGAGTAGATACCACCAAGACCTGCCTCGAGCTCCTGTGCCACCATCCGAATCTCTTCAGCTGTCACACGGTCACGACCAGAGGCACCAGCTTGAATAGCGCTGTTGAGCAGGAACGCAAAGCTCAGACGCTGTTCGATCCTTGCAATGGTGTTGAGAGCAACCGTGAGATCTGCTTGCTTCTGCATCTGCAGAGGAGCCACGTCATTTGGGTTGCCTGCCACAATTGATCCATTGGCAGCCCGAGCAAGCGCATCAGGTCTAGTAGTACCGTTCGGGTTGCAAAGGAAGATGATCTTGGCCGCGGCTGCTGATCCTTCGACAATTGCTTTGCTGAGATATTCAAGGCTCTTCAGGTCACCCAGTAGCTCTTCACAGTACCCACGACCGTAGGCTTCGTGAGCCACACGGAACATCCTCAAAGGAATCCAAGGGCTCTTTTCAATAGGAACAGATCCTTGCTTTCC